CAAATTCTTAACGTTGTGAAACGCTGGAGCCACACATGGAATCATTCACCGTCGATGAGGGCGTCAACGCCTACGGCATACAAAAGCAGGTGACGTTCGAGGGCGACCAGGCAGTGACCAAACTCACCTATGACGCCGAGCCCCTTCTTGAGGCGGCTCACGCGGAGCGCGCCATGACTGCCGGGATGGGCTGGGGCGAGGGCCGCAAGGTCGGCTCCGTGCCGATGGCGGTCTATGGCGAGGCCATGAAGATTCAGGGCGCAACCGAGCGTCAGGTGTTCCTTCTCAACTGGCTGCGGGCAAATCCAAAGTTTGTCACCTTTGAAAGGTTCCTGAAGTGAATTACACAATGCTGCAAGCCGACATTGCGGACTATCTGCAACGCACTGACCTGACGGCAAAAATCCCGTCATTCATTGCGCTTGCCGAAACCTCGATGTTTCGCGAGATCAACATCAAGGACATTCAGACCGCTGTTACTCTGGCGACTGTTGGCGAATATCTGACTTTGCCGGCAGACTTTGGTTCCATTGTCCGCTTGACAACGACCGTGGGCTCAATTGAAAAAACGCTGGATTATATTTCTCCGGTTGAAAGAAGGTCGGACGGCCATATTGGAAATTATTCCTTTGAAAATGGACAGATTCGGGTTTACGGAGCAGGCAGCACAACTACCGTGAAACTCTATTACACGCCGCTGATTGCTCCCCTGTCGGCCAGCGTTGCAACCAACTGGCTGCTGGACAATGCCAAAGACCTGTACCTCTACGCCAGCGCGCTTGAGGGTGCCAAGTACCTGCGAGACGAAACGGAAGCCGCGGCGCTTGGCGGTATGGTTAGCGGGCTGATTGATTCGGTCAGGCGATTGGCTGAGCGCAAGTGGCAACCCAGTTCAGGCAGCTTGCAGATAAAGCCAAGGCGGTAACATGCAGGCATTACTTGGGTTCACGCCGGACGCCGACGCAACCGCTGCCGGGGTGATGACCGCGTGCGAAAACATGATCCCGCATGAGCTTGGGATGCAGTCAGCCAGCAGCGGCGTGATTCCTGCTGGTATTCCAGCGCTGGCGGCATCCTGCAACGGGGCCAGTGCAATCACGAAGCTTGATGGTGTCAAGCGCCTGTTTGCAGGAACCCAGACAAAACTCTATGAGATGATTGCAGAGGCATGGTCAGATGTCTCGGCCGGCGCCCCGACCGGCGTTTATACCGGCGGAGTTGACTCGCGCTGGGTTTTTGCGCAGTTCGGCAACAGCACCCTGGCATCGAATAACGCCGATGTGATACAGCGCTCAACAGGAGGCGTGTTTGCTCCCATCGCCTACGCATTAAAAGCCAAAATCATTTTCAGCGTGGGTGCCTTCATGATGGCACTCAATACCAGCGATGCGACTTATGGCGTCAGCCCTGATAGATGGTGGTGCAGCGCCAGCTACAACGACGCCGACTGGACGCCATCGGTCTCCACCCTGGCGACAACCGGCGAACTGGTGTCAACACCGGGCGAGTTAACAGCCGGGGGAAGACTTGGCGAGTATGCCGTTGCCTACAAGGAAAAAGCCATTTATCTGGGCCAGTTTGTCGGCGCACCGGCGGCCTGGGACTGGCTACAGGTGATAGGCGACGAGGCCGGATGCGTCGGAATCAATGCATGGTGTGATATTGGCGGCGTTCATTTCATCGTTGGGCGTGGCAATTTCTGGCTGTTTGATGGTTCCCGCCCGGTTGCCATTGGCGGCGGTCAGGTCAGGCGCTGGTTTTACGCCAATTCAGAGCCAAATTACCTGTACAAAACACAGGCCATTTACGACCGCGCCAATGACATGGTGTGGGTGTTTTACGTCGCCATCGGCAGCACCACGCTAAGCAATGCGCTGGTGTACAACATCAAAACCAAGCAATGGGGCGCGGTTGCGCTTCCGATTGAATCGGTATTGAACTACACAACGCCCAGCCAATCGATTCACGGCATGGCCACACCCTTCCCGACAATAGATTCACTGGCTGGAATTTCGTTTGATTCAGCCTTCTGGAATGGCGGATCAATGACCTTGGGCATCTTCAACACAGCGCACCAGATTCAATTGCTGACAGGACCGGGTATGCCCTCGGGCTTTACTACCGGTGACCTTGGAGACGATGACACGGTGTCTCTGCTGCAAGGTATCAGGATAAGGTTTTCTCCAGACTTCAAACCGGCATCAGCCAGTGTGCAGACCTTCAGCAAAATGGAAAGCGGCGACAGCCTGAGCACTCGCGCCTCCGGTACGGTCAGCGATGGCAAGTTTGACGTGCTGCAATCGGCGCGCTGGCACCGGGCCAAATTCAGCTTCACCGGAACCACCCGGGTACTCGGCATCGCGGCAAAAATCAAGGCCCAGGGCAAGCGATGAAGCTCAACACCTCAAGCCGCGCCAACGTCGATATTGAGACCGCGCGCTGGTACCGGGAGATCGCCAATCAGGTCAACGCGCTTTCAGAGGGCAGAATTGCCGCCTATTACCAGTCAGGAACGGCAGCGCCAACGACCGGGACATGGACCCAGGGTGATTTTGTCGTCAACCGCGCTCCGGTGGAACTGGGTGCTGCGGCAAGCAAATACACCATTGCGGGCTGGCGCTGCGTGGCAAGCGGTACACCCGGCACCTGGGTGCAGGCAAGAGAATTAACGGGGAACTGAATAGTTTCCGGCAACCAAGGAAAAATCATGGCTTTTGACAACACCGCATTTATGACCGACCTCGCGGGGAAGGCGCAAAACATTGGCAATCTTGGCTACACCGGATTCGGCCAATCGACCCAGGTGGGCGCCAATCCGTGGCAGCAAAACGCCTGGCAAAACACCTTTAACCGGGGGATGCAGGGCTCCAGCGTGACAAGTGCCGCGCAAGGCCAATTGCAAAACACCATCAACGGCGGTGAATTCAGCTCCAATCCCTTCCTGCAACAAAACAACCCCTACCTGCAACAGTCGATAGACAGCGCCCTGTCAGACCAGGCGCGCAACTACAACCTGGCGGTCAAGCCAAATACCGAATCGGCCATGGTACAGAGCGGCTCCTTTGGCAACAGCGGTCTGCAACAAATCCAGGGCGAACAACAAAGAAACCTTGCACAAGAGATGGGCCGCACCGCATCAAACATGCAGTTTGCCGATTACCAGAACCGCTCAAACCTGAACGAGAACGCACTGAACCGGCAACTGGACGCGACAAAATTCGCTCCCACGATGGCAGCGACCGACTACACCGACTTGCAGGCCATGCAACAGGCCGGAAACGCCTTGCAGGGCCAGCAGCAGGGCGAACGCACCGCCGCCTACAACCAATACCTTGATGCGCGTGAATGGCCGTTCAAAACGCTTGGCGCACAAGCCAGCGTGATGGGTACCGGTGGGGTCGGCTCAGCTACCTACCAGCAGGCGCAACCCAACAATGGCGCCAATGCGCTGGGTGGTGCCCTGGCCGGTGCGCAGATTGGCAACTCATTGGGAGACTATGGTGTATGGGGTGCTCTGGCCGGTGGTTTGGCGGGTTATTTTGGATAAATCATGAACGATAAATACGCATTGGGTTTATTGGGGCAGGGTTACCAAAACTCTGGTGGCTGGCGCTTTGGCGGCAAGACTTCAGGCGACTTCCTGCAAAACGCCTACACGCCGGAAGCCTACAACCAGGCGCTGCTTGATCTGGTCGGCAACAAAAAAGGCGCGGTCGATCAAGCCTTAAGCGTCAAGCCGGTTGACAACGTGGTCAACACCGGTCTGCTTCAGGGCAACGAGGGCCGCGGCGATCTGGGCAATGGTGGCAATGCTGGAGGGTTTGGGGTGGACTCAAACACCGACAGATCAAGTCTTAACTCATCCAATTCGGTATCCAGTGGAAATATGGCAGCGCAGGGCAAGATGGCGGGCGCGGTTATCGGAAGCATGTTGGGTCTCGGGCCAACGCTTGGCGGTCTGCTGGGCGGGAAAATAGGCTCGGCAATAAACGGTGAGGCTGGTTATAACGGCTATGGTCAGCTTGGCAATGGTGGGCTCGGGGTTGCCGGACCGGCAACAGGCCCGGGAACGATTGGCGTGCGCGACAGTTACGGCTCCAACGAGAGCGGCGCAAGCTCGGCGGGCATGGGTGGCGCTTCGGTGGGCTCCGCCGGTTCCACCGCTGGCAGTGTGGGCAGCCCGGACGGCCCGGACGGCAACAAGCGCTACCGCACCGAAGTGATCGCGAACACCGTGCTCTTTCTCGATCCGGTCGAGGTCGTGCTCAAGCAGTTGGTTCGTGACACCAAACAACTTGACCGCGTGCTCCGAGGACGGGAA